TTTGATCTTTATGCCAAAGAAGATCGTGTCAATAACATATACAAAGGCACCCCCAATTATGCTAAGTCGGAATCATCTCCAATTGATCCTGCATATTGGGTCTATCAGATAGGAAAAATATTTCATTACTTTCCAGATACTCAATTTAATATCTATAATTATTCCAGTTGGCAATGCCCTTTAGATTGGCAAAAAGAAAATGTCCAGTTATGTCATATTGACATTGACCTTAATGTAAATATATCTTATAATAGTTCAACAGTGGTCTAAGACGTTCACCCCACTTTAAATACTCTGCATGTCATCAAACTTGCTACCTATTAAAAGGAGACTAGAGATGGCAAAATATCTTTCAACAAAAACGTACGGTAACGACAGAGGTCTGTCATGCTGTTTTAGACAATGGCGTTCAACACACAGTCATTGTTCTATGCTACACGGATACTCAATTGGTATCAAACTAATCTTTGAATCTGAAACCTTAGACGACCGCAATTGGGTCATGGACTTTGGTGGACTCAAGGCATTTAAAGAATGGTCAGAGTGGCAATTCGATCATACACTGGTCATTGGCAAAGATGATCCAGAACGTGGCACATTTGTAGAACTAAACAAAATCCAAGGCGGTTTTAAAAACATGGGTATTATCGATCTACGTATTGTAGACGGTGTGGGCTGTGAAATGTTTGCTGAATTAGTTTACAAAACTATGAATGAAATACTTGCTGCTTATCAAGAAGGTCGTGGCTGGACACATCCCGATGGTCGTGTTTTTGAAGCACGTTATCCTGTTGGCGCAGGCGTTAAACTAAAATCTGCTGAAGTATTCGAACACGCAGGTAATTCTGCAATATACGAAGGATGAATAGTTTTGAACGTATATGGGCTCGGGCAACTGGGCACCTAATGG